TTCATGCCAAAAGTCTCGAACCATTGGTTGCTGCCGCTGATTGAGCCCTCGCTCTCCCGACGAGCCATGGCTACAGAGTATGAATCGAATAGGTCGTTGAGGACGTTCCCTACTTGGCTGCCAATCCGTTTGTCTGGATCGATGCTGATACCCAGCTCTTTCTCTACACGAAGGCGAGCCTCGGCCAGAGTTAAAGATTCATCTTCCACCTCTTTCAGTAGCGTCTTAAATACGGATATGACTTTGGCTTTGTCTTTGTTCTTTAGTTTTGTTGGTGCAACGGAAACCTTATCATCCATTGAGTAGCCATGGGCTCGGCGTAGAGCACGGTGTTCAGCTTTAGCCAAGGCGTACTCTTCAGCGTTGATGATCTCGTCGCGTGCGCGGCGTACTTTGAACCCGGTGTCGTCCCCAATACGAACGATGGATGGAGCGCCACCCTGCCCCAATTGGTTCCAGACAGATTCGCCAGCATAATTGAGATCGACATCGCCGCCCGCAAACTTCTGCATGGCCTTGTTCAGTTCCATGATACGAGCGACATCAAGACGTGCACGGCGAGATGTCTGTATTTGAGCGATGTCTACTAACTCAGGGATTAGTGTATCAAGATTAAAGTCGCCATCAACCATGTGCTTACTAATAAACGCACCATCGATGCTCTTATTCGCAAAGCCGATAGGTAAGAAGTCTGCATCCATTGACCGGGCGATACCCTCGGAGCTGTTCTCAGCAATATTAATAAGGTCATCTTGAGACAGGGCCGGGTCACGAGTGCCGCCTGCTTTTTCAACGGCCTTGTCTGATGGCTTCTGAAGTTTGTTTGTTGTCGTGCTTGTAAGGCCGCCGATAGTGCGGTTCGCAGGAGCTGGCGCTGTGTTTGAGGCGTTATCTATGGTTCCACCCACTCTTGACGACCAAGCATCTGTCATCGGTGTTGCTAATGGAATGAATGGAGTCGTGCCTGTTGCAGAAACGCCACCGAACTCTTCGTCCACCATTCGACGAGCGGTAACAACCTTCAGGATCGTGTGATCGATACTGTCTGGTGTACCGAGCTGGCCAAAGACGAATGCAGCCAACTGGTCATATGTGCCTTCGCCTTTTGCACGTATGGAGAAATCTTGGACAGCATCGTCGATGAAATTATAACGGGCCATAGCAGCGTAAGCTGCAACAACGCGCTCACGTTGGCTGGAATAGGTACGAGTGATTGGCCCCATGATTAAGTTGGCGTGCTCACCATCGATCTTCAATGTTTCGCCCACAAACGCGGTGAAATTCTCTGCTTTGTTAGGCATAGATGTCAGCTTGTCTTCGAGTGCCTCGATCTCACGACGTTGGCTGGCTGCCAAAGGAGATTCACGCTTCTGCTTTGGAACCGGTGCAACTTCTTCAGCGATCTCTTCAACTACTTGTGCAGTTGCGACAGCAGCAGATGCCTCATCGGGTGCATTAGAGATTGTTGCTACGCTTGGTGTCGCGGCTACTGGAGTTTCAGGTGTCACATTAGGATTGACGGTGTCTGGATAAGCCACACGGGTGCGCTCGACCTCTGCATCAAGGACACTTTGAACTTCGTCGAGAACTTTCTGACGCGGCTTTGTTATAGCTTGAACCTTTGCCTTGGGGTCAATCCGAGAGAGAGCTGCCTTCGCCATAGTCATCATTTGGAAGTCAGCCGTTCGCTGTGCGATACCTTCTTCTGTGTCAGGGTATGCGTATTTCTTTTGGCGCTCCAATGCGTCTTTAATTACAGCTCTGACGTTGGCTCCCGAAAGGTTTTTGGCATTCTCCACTAGGATAGGTTGACCTTTATTTTTCCCGGTCTTAATTAGTTTTGGGGTGACGCCATCAGATTCCATTAGCGATGGAACGAGGCCAGCATCGTGCAACACTTGTACAGGAACATCCTGATTCAGAAGCTCTCTGGCTTCTAAGACTTCAGGTGACTCAATACGTGCTGTTGTACTTGGGTCTTGGGAAGCACTGGAAGCTACAGATTCATTCGTGTCTGGTGTCTGGTTAGGCGTGTCTGGGGAGTCAGCAGACGTAGTGCCAGATTCGGTCACATTCGGTTTTACTGTAGGCTCTTCACCTACGATTTTTGCAGCAACAGCTTCGAGGTTGGACAACCGTGCTTGCTCTGCTTCGAGCTCTCCAACTTTAACGAGGGCTTTGTACTCTGCATCTGGATCATCTTTTGCTCTGGATTCGGCCAGCTCGCTCTGCGCTTTTTCGACGCGGCGTTCGATTGTTTGGGCAGCGGCTTTCTCCTCGTTCAATTGTTTAGCCATCTTCCCGCTTTCTTCGCCTTGAACTTCAGGACGACTCAGGCGCTCATCGATGACGGAGGTATCAACTTTAACCCGGACAGGAACAACAGGCGTAACGTCTTCAACGAAAGATGCCGATGTCTGTGGTTCGTCAGCGATACGTGTTGCAGCTACGCCTGCTTCTTCGTCCACCAACGTTCGTGTCAGTGTTTCTAGGTCTGGGTTCTCTTCAGCCACGGCTGCGCGGGATGCGGATATAGCCTCATCTGGTGACATGGCGCTAGGTACGGCTTCGTCCGCTGCCTGTCGTGCTGCTGCTTCTATTGGAGATAGTTCTGAATCAAGAGCGCGTGTTGAAGGAACGTCGCTCAAGTCAGTCAATGCTGCTGCTGATCGTTGCGATGTCTCTTCAGCCAAGGTTTTGTACGCACCTTTCTGGCCGATCAACTTCGTGCCGACGCCACCGATTGTGGAACCCATGGCACCGCCGATACCGAGACCAACTGCACCAGCGACGGCCATCTCTGTACCTGAATACTCGCTACGCAAGCCAAGCTCGATGTCGCGTGTTTGCATCATGCCGTTGTGGACTGCACCAATAGCCGCGTTGAGACCGCCTTCATATGCGAAACCTTTGCGAGCCGCGCTCCATACCGCTTTCTTAGAGGCGTCTTTGATACCGACATCAACAATCTCTTTAATGGCTGCGTCACGGGCTGTGCCGGTCAACCCTTGGCGTGCAACAGTCTCGCCTGCTTCTTTGACTATAAGTTTAGTGGCTAAAGTTAATGCGGTTGTTCCTGCCTTGACAGCACCGAAACCAAGTAAGTTGATCGGGTCTACAATAAGAGCTTTACCAATATCTATGATGGCGTCACCAGTGCCACGACCACCAGCTTCATAGAAGGCTGGGTCTTTGGCGAAGGATTTCTGAAGATTGCTATCACGTAGCTTGGTTGATTCGTCTTGACCAAAAGCGTCCCCGATCAAACCTATTGTGTTCAGATCATCCCAGCGTTTCTCGGAGTAGAATGCGTCGAGCATTTCTTCATCATCTGAAAACTGCTTGCCACGGTCAGACATGAAAGACGCAACGTCAGAGAGATACTCTGGGTCATTACGCCTTTGCTCTGGACTCAAGTCTGAATAGTTCAAGGAAGCTGTTCCAGACGGAAGGGACGAATAAGAGGTGTCGGTGTAATCTGAGATTGGCATTATATATTCCCTCTGATTTGTTTAATTCTGTTTGCGAGCATGCCGCGTGTCATACTGTTCAGTTTCATAGATTCTATGATGTATCTTTCGTCTGCGCTGTTTATTCTTCCGTTAGCAACACTTTGGAAAAGCATCTCAATCTGACTATACTGAGGAAGTTTTTTATAGTCTCTTTGCCAGTAAGCCCAATTATCATTGTATCTTTTTTTCATTGCCTGCGCTGCCACGGAAGCCTTACGAGAAGTATTAGCTTGAGCGGTAAGGTCTTTACGTCGAACATTGAGTGCAGAAAGATATACTTGCGCAGTCCGTACCGCATTCCTTGTGGCATCTCCAAGACCGCCGACTGCTCTGGTTCCTGCGATGTTTGCCCACACATATTGCTGTGATTTGACCGCGATGATCTCTGCATCAATAGCCGAGATGTCCATATTGTTTTTCCCGGTATTTAGATCATCTACGTCCTTCCTCATGCCGGGGACAATTCTCGTGTTCAGTTTATCTGTGGTCAGCATCTTGGGATAATTGCTTGGGTTTTTGGCGTAATCAACAGGAGCCCCTGAACCATCTGGGCTGGCAGCGTTGTTCCAAATATCTAATGTTCCGGGGGTTACAAAGTCCAAAGCTCTAACTTGTCTAAAGTCTACCGTCCGCTTCAGCCTGTCGGTAATTGATTTGTTAATAGATGTTGGTGCGCCATATAAGCCAGACACATGCTGAATGACCTTCTGCACATACTGCTGGGCGCTATCTTCCTCGCCTCGCTCGACAGCGTCTCCGCTGATTATGTTGCTCAAGACATCTGCTGCGAACCCAGTAGTGACATTAAACTTTGCCAGCTCACCGTTGGCGACCTGAACGTATCCCATAAGTTTGGGGTTCTTCTTTATAGCATCCACGTTGGCCTTCGTTCCCGCTGTAAATACATCTCCCAATTGCGACCCAGCGTTTTCGATTGCAGTTAAAGACGCTTTCTTTAATTCCTGTCCAAGTCGGCTCTCCTCCTGATTAGCTACTACGTCTTGGTAAACTTCTTCTTCCTTTTGTATAGCTTGCACAGCAAAGTCTACATCCAGACCAGCAGCTCTTAATATGTCTTGAGCCACAGCGCGGACACGCGGCGGTAATGACATGGCGTAATCTGAGCCATCGCCCAAACTAGTAATTATTTTGACCGCTTCTGTTGCTTGCAAGTATATGTTGTTATTGGTTTTGCGCTCCACTTCGAGACGTTTCAAAGCGATCACATTAAGCTCTGTTGACTGCCCAATCCTAGCCTTTACTTCTGCGAGGGTAGTTTGCGCCTCTTTCTCCTCGATCTGCGCAGACTCTGTTGCCGTTTTGACGCGCAGGCTACTTTGTTTAAGAAGAGTCTCTGCCTTTGCTAAGTCAATCTGCGCCTGCTTAGTTGCCGTGCTTATATCAGTTTTATTTTCTGCATCTTTGGCTTTTGATTTAACAATACGTTCCTTTGCTTCAGTGACTGCTTGAGCTAAGTCAGTTTCAATTACTTGCAGCCGCGTTATCTCTTGTTCTCTGAGCAGCTTGGTTGCCCTCGACTTTTCTTCGATGTCGGTCTTCTGTTTCAGAGCTATGAGTTTAGCTTCTAAAGTTTCAAGTCTTACACCAATGGTTTTTTTCTTTTCTTCGGTGTCGTTTGTTACGGAAGCCGTGGTTGCTTGGACGCCTGCCAACTTTGCTATCCATTCTTTTTGTTTCTGTGCGGCAGCGGCACCTTCACGGGCAAAGTTATCCGGCATTTCTAGCCCTTGGTCTGTAAAGCGTTGTGCGATGTACGCCTCGCCACCTTCACCGGCGTATGTCGAAGGTGTGGCTTTGATGTCTGCCCTCATCTGAACCATAAAGGCTTCGGTAGCTTGCTTCTTGAACTCAGAGGAGAAGACGTTTTCTTTGTCTTTAAGGAAGCTGTATTTGCCGCTCATCTGTAGCCAGCTTGAATCCGCAAGCTCTTTGTTCAGCTTGCCAAACGCTTGCTGCTTTGCTTTGCGCTCGAAGGCTCCCTTGTCTTTGACACCAAATGTGCCGTCCGGGTCAAAGACATAGCCGTTGTTCTTTGCGTATTGCTTTCCTCGCCCTGTGGCTAAGAACGTTGCATTCTTCTGTCCATATTGCTCGACGCTCTTCTCGTAGTCGCCGCCTGTAAGGATGTATGAGCTACCATGGTCATCGAGTAGGGAGTTTATTTTCTCATCGGCGGCAATACTGCCCAACATTTGTTCAGTGGCTAAATCATCCGCTTTGGCAGCTTGCTGTTTACCAAGCCCCTCGATCCACGCATCGGGCATACCTTGGCCAAGGTAGTTTGATCCACCGGCAACCTTGTCCCGCATTTGCATACGATCTGCCGCTGATGCCTTCGGTGCCAGAGCAGACATCTTAGCGTATTCCTCACGAGCCTTTGTCCGTCGCTGGCGGTTCTCTTCGCCCCGCTCTTGGAAGCCTTCTGCAATACTTGCGCCTCTGGAGAATAAACCCATTTAATTTTCCTTAGAATTGATATTTATCTTTTGAATTCCACCATGCAGACGCCTCATCAAACGTGCCTCGCAAACTGGAGCCAAACCCTTTTGCGGCTTCGCGGGCAGACGCTTCTGAAGTCTTGTATGAGTCGCTGGCGCTGGTGCTTGCCGACTTCAACGCGCCAGTACGCATGTCGTTAGCGTCAATGTTGAGCTTGCCTGTCTCGGTAACGTCTTGGCTTCGCAAATTGCTTAGTTTTTCAACTTCACCAACGGCCATATTGAACCCATCGATGCTAGATTTCCGTGCCGCCTGCCGTCTCCACTCCATTTTCTCAAGGGTGAGGTCGTTGTTGAGGGTGGAATCCTTCAAGCCCCTGTCGTAAAGGCTGGCGTCAGCCAAGCTGCCCTCACGGACAAGCGCCTTCTCCGCTTCGTCCATAAGATATGATGTGTACTGAGCGCCGCGTGCATTGATGGTGGCTGGATCAAGTGTGCCTGCGCTGCCGACTGTACCAAGGTAACTGTTGTATGCCGCGTCAAGCTGATCTGCCCCGTCGCTGCCAAGCTGCAAAAGTTTGTCTTGAATCATGTTGTTGCGCTCAAATGCGGCGTCGGCAATATCGCCCGAATCGTCCAGAAGACTTGACCCAAATGCGAACGCCTCTCCTGCTAATGCTCCCCAACCCATGTGCTTTCTCCTATGTCTGTATTACGTTGCCGAAGCCATCGCGCCGGTTTGATCGTTTAAGGTCTTGGTTCCATAAGGTGAGGTTTGTGTTTGCCCACCTCATCAATCCGGTGTCTCTGTCTTTCACTTGGCCAGTGTAGTTCGTATTGCTATCGCCATTGTAATCAAGGAGAAGGTTTGGAAAGTTGATCCTGTCTTCATCTTCGCTTGTTTCAGATTGTACTTGATACTGAGGGGCCATGGTAGAAACAGAGGTGTTAGAGCGAGATGCCGGTTCGTTGCCATCCCCGCCGAATACGCCGTCCCAGTTTACTTTGTCTGGGCCGCCAGCATCACCACGAGGATTATATCCACCTTCACTAAAATCAAAGTCAGCGAAGTAGTTCAAGACATCGTCACCAAATTCGTTGACGCCAAGTATATCACCGAGCTTACCGGGCATTAGATCGCCTGTGACAGCGGTTCTAGCGCCTCCGTATCCTGCACCAAGGAGAGGGTTGATTGCGCTTACCCCCAAACCAAGCAAGCCAGCAGCGTTGGAGCCCATAAAGTTGTCGTCGTCGGCGGTGTAATTGCCGGTCTTTGGATCGATAGACAAACCGTCCAGCCCAAGGTTTAGACCGGGATCAAAAAAGTCTTTAAGACCATCAAAAAAATTGCTGGCGTCTGCGTAGTTATCATCAATTCTACGTAAAGTATGGTAACCATTCTCTGACTTAAATGAAGGACGGTTTGGATCGGTATATCCGTAGTAGAAAGTATCAGACACTTGTCTGCCACTATTCTTGCCACCAAAGAAACTGGTGTAAGCATCCCCGATAACATCGAGAGCATCACCGTATGCATCAGCGTCATCTGAGGATAACCCAAAATCAAACATACTGGATGCGCTACCGACATTAGCTCCTTTGGCGGTGCTATACGTAGTTAGCCCCTCAATCCCGGTGGGTTTCTGATCGCTTTGTGGAGAGGTTTGTCTGTCGTCACGCGGTTCGGAGTATGAGACACTGGCACCATCCATACCTCCGGGATCGCTATCACCACCATAGGAGTCATCGGCACTATCCATACCTCCGGGATCGCTGTCGCCAACAGAAGATGAACCGGAACCATCCATACCTCCGGGATCGCTGTCGCCAACAGAAGATGAACCGGAACCATCCATACCTCCGGGATCGCTGTCGCCGCCACCAAAACCATAAAACTCAAGGAAGCCTGTCTCTGGATTCGTGGTTCCCGATCCACCAAATAACTTTAGCAGGCGAGCCTCTAAGGGATTGATGTGGGCAATGAGTGTATCGCCATACCGCCCTGCATCTTCTAGCTTCTTCATGGTCGGCTCTCCTTACGCGCTGATTGCAGCAATGGCCAAGGCAACGTCTAAGTCTACTGGAGATGATCCAGAACTGACCACGAGCTGTAGTGTCTTGGACGTTACAGAGCCATCTATCTCAATGGATGTTCCTAAAGATGTGTCCAGCTTTGTGCCTGTAGCCGCATGTGTCGTGCCAACAGGCGTACCATCTACAGAAATTTGCACGGAGCATGTTCCTGATGTCAGCTTAGTGACAATGCCGTCGATGCGGATTTTCTGAAGAAAGACAAATGACACGGTATATGTGGCGTTTGCTACAGAGCCAGCAATTGCATGGTGCATAGTGGTTAAAGCAAATAGGTCAGGGATTTCTGAGGTTGGAATCTTACCCGCGCTATCCAGTGAAGCAACGCCACTAGCTGCGCCTTGAAAAGTTTTTGGAATAAGATGGCTATCGTCGTAGGTTCCCCATTCCGTGGCTGTTCCAGTGCCGTTTACTTTAAGCAAGTTGGTTGCATTCGAGACATCAAACGGGGGGACATCACCGCCCACATCAATAAGTATAAATCCAGCTCCATCAAAAACTTTAAGGACGTTAGGTGAGACGGAGGTGTCTAACCAAAGGTCGCCAGAAGTCGCGCCAGTTGGTGTTGTAGCTGATACAAACATGCGGCCACGGTTGTTAAGAAGGGCTGTTAGGCCGTTGATTTTGGCTTGAGGGATGTCCGCGTCTGCAAGGGCAAGTTTCGCAAATGGGATTAAACCATTAGCATCTGTGTAGGCACTCTCTAACATCAGACCTATGACGTTTTGAAGTGATAGGTTCTCCACAACGATGATTGTGATCTTGTCATTGAGAGAGCAAGCCGAAACAAAGGTGATCGTGTCGCTGGTGTCTGAGGTGGTATAGTCATTTGCGCCACCCTCCTGCTGCATAATGCCGTTCTTCCAGACCAACAAGGTTTCGTCTGAATCATGAACGAATGCGAACACCGCTTGAGCCGCTGTTGATACTAAGTCAGAGCGACGATAGTTTGTCACCGAACCCGCACGCACTGTGATGAAGGTAACTTTCTCACCACCAGACATAGCGCCGACAAATGTAACCGTGCTGGCTACTTGGCTAATCGTGTAGTCAGCGGTCAGTGTTTGGAGTAATCCATCTTCTAAGACAAGAACGTCTTCGCCACTTTCAAATGCGTATGTGAATACGGTTTGAGCTGCGGTGGCTGTCTGGTCGCTCCGGTTGTGAAAGACTTCGCCCTCAATAGTGCCAACAGATGAGCCTGATGCCCCACGCAACTGCGCGAAGGTTGCCAAAGTTTTGAACCCGTCTGTAACGCCGACGAATTCGCCAACGCGAAACTGAAGGCCATCTACAGTATCAAATTTAAATTCAACGGGGCCATCGAATATGCCGTCAGCGTCAAAGAGCTTGGCTAGAAGCTCACTGATCGTGAAGTCTCCCAGCTCTGCTGAATTCAGGTAACGGACAATACCCTCGATCTCATCAGAGATGTTCCCTGAAGATTTGTAATTGCCGGGGTGTAACTGACGGAGACGGGCCATGATTAGGATTCCTTTTTCAAGTCTATTGCTATGGCCATGATTTCTAGTGGGCCGGTGCTGGAGGATTGAATGCGTATTTGAAGGCCGCGATACCGTGCAAAGAACGGCATCTCGTATTGTCTGAATAAGATGTTGTCTGAGAAGTTGTTGTCGTCTGAACCTGAGTCGTCGATCTCGACAGTAAACTCTTCGAGTAGTTGTGACCCGTCATCATAGAGAGAGACTTCGAGCGTGCCTGATCCTGATGCTTGAATAACAACAGCTCGGCTTTCTTTCGTTTCTGTGGTGGAGCCATGCCAGATTATTGGCAACCACAAGTCCATGTCACCAGACGCATCCTTAACTGAAGTATCTTGCAAGCCTTTGTACGTGATAGCTCGGAGAAGAACATTATGAGCCCCGCCGTTTGAGCCGTACACCAACTGGCCAGCGAGGAACTCTCCGCACTGAGCCTTGAGGTGTGTGCCTTCTGACCATGTAAACAATTCTTCCTTGCCACGCATAGTGATAGTAAGACGCCGAGCTGATGCTCCGCCATACTGTGGAAAGAAGATGTGGTACTGGTCTTCGTCTGGATCAAAGACAGCATTAATCTCATCGTGGTTCTCTACTGATTTAACGAGCTCACGATATAAATCTTCGACCTTTGAACTAAGAACGTTGGCGGTCATGTATATGCCGTTAGCGTCTGAGCGTGTGACAGAGTGAATGCCATAGCGAGAGCAGAATAAGAGGCTATTGTTTGCTGCCGTGATAGTGCGATGAGATACGCAGCCAACGTGGATGTTGGCGTTCTCATCAATAGTGATGTTGTTTAAATTCTCGTCGATCTTGTAGACCAAGCACCGATCATGGGTAAAGACAGCCAAGCGGTTTGTCTCAAACATTCCAATGCCATTGATCTCTTCCGCTGCACCAATAAGATTGCGGACATCGATAGTGACGGCTTTGGTCACAGATGTAGAGTTCAGTTCTTCTTCTTTCTCGAACACGTTGCCGTTGCGCACGCGGCTAATATGGACTTCGGTTGGTGCTTTGGGTATGCCAGAAACGACAAGACGGTTTTGAAGAGCTGTGCCAAAGGCAGGCTGAATAGATGCTCCGCCGTCAGCCCATTCAGTTCCATCGTATGTCTTCATGTCTTGACCGGCAGAGAAGACATATACCTTGCCAAGGAAGAGGGTCATAGACGCTATAGAATTGTTGGTGAACGCACTGCTATAAATGTGTCCGCGATCAGATTTGAGGGTGACGCCTCCGCCATCCTTCTGAGACCAGCACAAGCCTTCGCGGCTATAGAACTTCATGGTCTGAACCTTGTCGTTGTCGTCAGACCCCTTGCGTCTGTGGGTGTCTGGCTCCTTAACTATGCGACCACGCCAATCACAAAAGGCATTCTCTAATGCATATAGATGTTGTTCCTTGCCCGTGTCCATTGCGGCCCGATCACGCGAACGATCAATACCGCGAAAGGTGCGGTATACGTCAGCTTTTGATGGGGTCATATCAACGGAGTGATTACGGGCCATTAGATAGTCTCCGTCACAATACCCTCAGACGTAACGCCTGTTGGCAGTGGGACTAAGTCCATAGTAATAATTTCAAGGGGTAGGTTACCGAACTTACGTTCGTATAAAATTTGGTTGAGGTTACGGTAGTAGAGTTTAGTGAACATCTCTGCCTTCTTGGAGCCTTGCTGAAGAGCGTAGTGCGCGACTACGCCGTCCAGCAATATCATGTCTGGAATTCCGCGACGCTCTTCGAGGGATACATAGTAGTCGATATCTCCGCCATCCCAGTAGGGGTGGATACGGATGTCTTCGACGATACGGTTGCCAAGCTCGACAAACATGTTAAAGACTTCGCCAGACACGGAGCCTGAACTGAAGTCTCCCATGCGGCGGAGGGCCATCTCACCAATCATTTGCAAAGAACTGCTGGCTTGTTTGCCAGCTTTTTGCGGGGCGAGTGTACTTTTTTCCGCCATTGTCTATTCCTTATTTGACCTCGATGATGCGTTGGATTTTAGCGAAGTGATGGTGCCTAACATCTTCAGCTAATTCTGCTGGTACGTTCCATTGGACAACGCCACTACTTGTCACAACGCCACGAATTCTTTTCTGGCCAATACGTATTTCAAACGCGGAAACTTCAGGGACGACAGATCGGAACACGACCACATCACCCTTCTTTTTCTTTGGTTGGACATACGCTTCGTTTACGTTTGGTGTGGACAGATCGTCAGCTTTGAAATGGCCATCGGGATCGTGTGCTCGTTTTGGCTCGATGGCTTTGTTTAGCTTTTGGGCTGCCTCTTGGGCGGCTGCAACGAGAGGGTTAGAAGGTTCGGTCGAGGCGTCCACATCAGCCGCCAGACCCGTTTCCGTCTCGACCTCATCCCCCTCACTAGGAGACAGTAAATCCATATAAGCGTTAATATCGTATACAGTGACGAACCCACTTTTACCGGTGCCAACGACGTTAGAGAGGTCGATACCTTTTATCTTAGCGAGAGCGTGTGCGGCTGGGGCGGCTTTAACGGACATGGATCATAACTCCTGATGTGTGTGATTAAATAAAAAGATCCCCCACCGCTCTGGGAAGCGGCAGGGGTATAGGGGGTTAGCCTAATGTCTTCCAGTTCTTGATGTATGTATGGACTTTGTCTTGCAACAACTCCAACCCACAGTCAGTCTGGTACATGTGCTTAACCGCATCTTCATCGTTCCCTTGGATGTTCTCCAGAAGGGTCGTGTCACCGTTATCCAAGTAGCGGTACTTTAGGTACTGCGAATCAAGGATGACCATGGCATCTTCCATGTGTGACAATTGACGGAACTGTGGGTGTAAGTACACCAACAACTCACCAGCAAATGTCTGGTAACGAGTGAAGTTAATGCCATATGAATCGCTGACATTCTCTGGAGCCCAACGGCCTTTACCAAGAGCTTGCATGTGACCGGCAATTTTAGCGCCGACATATGCGATCTTGACGTTAGAGCCATAGTTAAAGACGTTCTCGATCAACTCTCGATCAAACTCATCTTCAGTTAGCTGGTTGGCAGTAGTGAAACCAGATGCGCAATCAGTGACATTCGTTAGAGAGTTTAGAATGCCGCCAGTTGTGCGAAGTTTCTGACCGCCTGCGCCTGTGCTTTCGCTACGCTTGGAGAAGAAGAACGCACGTTCCATATCTTCCATGTGGAGCTTTAGGGCTTTGGTCGTATATTCGTCTTCTTTGTCGCCGGTACGAACATAGGTGTTAGCCAAAGTACGTGTGATCTTGAACGGCTTCTTGAAGATTTGAGTAAAGTTGAAGTCAACTGTTGGATCGAACGTGATGGATGACGGCGATGTGTCACCCTCTTCTGCTGCATGTCCAGCTA